CTCCACAACCACCATTGTTTTGACCAACAGAACCGTTAACACCATGCCCAAGACCTAATCCACCACCACCATTAACACCACCATCACCACCTGTTCCATAAAAAGAACCAGCAGCGCCACCGCCTCCACAATAATTTACATTTGATCCAGTACCTCCAGCACCCCCGCTTGCTGTTAAAAATCCACGCAATGATGAAGAACCTGAACCAGTACCACCAGCGCCACCACTTGCTGTTGTAGCACTTACTCCGCCTGTTGCAGATAATAAAGTTCCAAATGATGATGTCCCAGAAATAGCTCCAATAGTTATTGTTGGTAATACTTGTCCGGGAATAACGTCCACTATTCCAAAGGCAAATCCACCACCACCGCCTCCACCATAACTACTTGTAGCGCCACTTCCGCCACCTCCAAATACCGCTACTCCCATTTGAAATACGTTTTGTGGTACAGTTTCAGTTGAAGTTGTTGCAGTTATTAATTTAAATTGCGTCCATTTTGATGGAGCAATGCGAGAAGAACCATTAGGAGGCAATGGATAACCATAGCTACCTTTGTTCATTAGAAGTTACCGCCATAAGCAATTACTTTTAACCCAGTTTGTGCAATAGTGGTTGTTGCTCTTATTGAATATCCTGTTGGAATAATCATAGGCATAACATTTGCATTGTTATTAGTTGAATTTATAGCATTAAATGCAACAGCAGTTGTGGTTGATGTCACAGCATTTACTGGTATTTGCTGCCATAAATGATAGGCTGTACCATCATAAATAAATATATTAACAATACCTACAACAGTAGTAGCCACACCTTGTACTTCAATATAATCAATACGAGTACCTAATGAACCAGCGGTTATTACTGTTCCTACCGTTGTAGGTGCAGTCAATGAAGTATCTGCGGTTGTTAATAATGCCGCTCCAAATACGGGAGTTGAAGCATATTGTGCTGTAGTTGACATATTAAATTATTCCTTGTGCATATAGTAAATAAGAAGGTACGGCTGAAAGAACCTGACCAATTGTTATTGCTTGTTGATAATTTACGGCATCGGCAATTTGCAAAGCCCCACCTGTACAATATTCTAATACAAATTCAGTTCCATTATAAATAGCTTTGCATTTTCCATTGGCGATAATTTCACCACCTTCTAAATTTAAATTAGCCATTCCAAATAAATCATAAACAGTTCCTGCGCCATTTATTTGTATAGTTGATGCGCCAGTATTAGCATTTGATGCTGACCATATTATTTCAGTTCCAGTAACAATTGTTGGCGTAGGAGATATTACAGGTTTGTAAGTATTTGCAGTTCCTGTATCAGATGATGCGTAAATGTATTTGTTTTGTTGGATACCACTAACATTTGTAGCATGATTTGTTTGTGACCCACTAACAATTTGTAAAGCACCTAATGTGCAATGCTCAACATAATAATTTGTACCATTGAATATAGCTTTACATTCACCGCCAGCAACCAATTCACCACCTTGCAGTGCCGTACCATTTAATCCGTATAAAGTATAAACAGTACCGTTATTAATTTGTAAAGTAGATGCACCAGTATTGGTGTTTAATACTCTAAAAATTACTTCTCCAAATTCAATACTCAATGGCATTGATGGGGATAATGCTATTTTATAATTATTAGCAGTACCTGTATCAACAGCAGAAATATAACTATTGCCTTGTATCCCTGATGCTTGCACATAAGCAGACATCGCTCCTGCTGTTACAAAATTACCAGCAATGTCATTCATTAACCATGCTTGAGCGGTTGTGCCTTCTTGCGCTCTTACAATCGTACATATATCTCCACTTCTAGCTGTACAATAAGTTATTTCATGAGCAGTTCTAGTAGAAGCATCAGTTAAAGATATTCTAAAAAATTGTGAACCTACAGTTGGGTTAGGAAATAAATTACCTGTACCTGGTGCTAAGTTAAGCGTAGTGCTAGATATAGATAAACCACCTGTAGCTACCGTTGTTATTGCATTATTTGCAAATATTTCTAACATTGCCATTAGACTACCCTAACCATTAAAACAGAGCCATTACGATAATTACCCCCAATAGGAACACCACCAACAGAAGCGGCGGTATCATTGGCATAATTACCTAAAGTATTTGTTAATTGTAATTTAGCAAATGCACCTGCCGTCATTACATTCTCAATTATGTCACCAGCGATCCATGCTCTAGCCGATGTGCCTTCTTCATGTCGAGTAACAGTAAGAACATCTCCACTACGACCTGTACAAAAAATAATTTCATTATAATTAGATGTAGAGGCATCAGTAATTAATAATCTAAAATAATTACCGCCAGATGGATTGGGAAATAATGCACCAGCACCAGGAAACAAAGTGATGCTTGTATCCAATGCTGTAATTGGAGAACCTAATACTGTTTTGGCAAAATTAGAAGTTAATTCTATACCACTCATATTACATTTACCTGATAAGTGAATTGAAAGGGTAACGGCAAAATACCGCTGTCAATAGCATTTTTTAACATTATGGCTGTAGGTCTTGGTATAACACTAAAGGAAGTAACTTCAGTTTCTCCATAATGTGTTACACCATATTCAGCTCGACCATATTGTGCAGAAACCAATGCCGTTATTGAAACATTTGTATTAATTGTAATTGTTACAATATTGTCTAATTCAAAAACAACGCTTACATTTGGAGTTGTAGATATAGCTGGAGAAGAACCATCAACACCAAGACAAAAACGCATAATTCTGCGTTTTAACCAGTTGACCGTAAATACTTGCCCATCACCTTTATAAAAAAACCAAGTAACAATACGTTTATAATAATCATCAGTTATATATTGTGGCGTACCAGCAGGGGATTCATCAATACCATTTAAAGGTATGGTGTTCATTGCCCATGAATTTAATGGCGCACTCCATGCCAAAAACCCATTAGCAATAGTTGGTCTAGGTATGCCATATAATCCTGTTGCCACCCAATCTAGCATAGTGCCTGATTGCACAGTATAAATAGGTAGATTGATATTATTAAACCAATCTAAATATTCTTGCGTCATTGTATTGTAAGCACTTACAAAACTTTGTAAGTTTACATCATCAGCATACTGAGTATATAAATACGATGGCAGGATTTTAGTTAGCATTACTTATCCCTGTTGAATAGTAATGGCATTTGAAGCCGCATAGAAATAGCCTTCAATATCACCGGATATTGCGCCAGTACCAGCATCAGGGGCAGTCAAAATGCCATCAATAAACACGTTAATAACCATCCTAGTTATTAAGTTAATAGGAATTAATGTTGCAATAGATGCTGTAAATACAGTTTGCATAGTAAAAATATTTACAGGTTGTCCAACAGTAATGCTATTAATATACGTCACTAAAGCTGGAGCGGCTAATTGCGATACTGCATTATTAGTAACCGCATTATTGGCTACTGAGTTCCACACAAAACCAACAGTTACAATTTGTTGTTGTGGTGTTACATAAGTAACTGTATAAGTATCAGGAGAATCAATAATTGATATAGCATTATTTCTTAAATTTGGCGTACAAATGCCGCCAGATATATAAGTAGGATATGATGTTGTATTAACGCCAATACTGAATGTTTTTAAGCTAATTACAGTAATGGTCAAAGGTATGCCATTTAAAGCCGTCATGCCTAATATACCATTTATATAAACAACTTGACCTGACGTATAACCATGATTTAAGTCAGTTGTTACTACGCCAGCCGTTGCTTTGGTAATTGCTGTTACATTAAGTACTGATCCAACCAATAAAGACACGTCAAACAAACCTTGATAGATTGCATAGGCTTGTGCGTATAAATCACCACCCCCTACCAATATTTTCCAACCACCACCATTTGCAATAGTTTGTTGTTGAATAGATATTAATCGAGATTGAACGCCAGCTACATTATTCAATAATGTTTTGACATAGGTTGGCATACCTTGAGCGGCAACCAATCCTGCATTGATAACTTGCGCTCGGTAATCATCAGTTGTTTGCTCACCTGAACTTGGTGTACCAGCAATAAGGTTATTAACGGATAAAGTAATATAGGTAGGTACAGACGTAATCAATTGATTAACAGTATTAATAGGTACTGCCCATGATCCTGCAATAGTAGCTAAACAATAAAGTTCAACAGTTACGCCACCTGATCCTATTACACCACCTGATTGAACTACATATTGATATGTACCATCAGATACTACAAATCCTGCTGGAACAATAAAACCAATTGAACCTGTAAAAATAACATTTACACTTGTGTTAGTTACAACATCAGCTTGAACGCCATAAATTTGACCTAGTTGATTTAATAAAAACTCATTTGCTCCATATGGTGTTAGTGAATTAACTAACTCAACTCTAGCCGCATCTATGATGCTTACTGCACCTACATCGGTAGAGCTTATATCTTCAATTAATGAACCTGGTAATTGAGCTGTGTAACCCGGTGTTGTTGAAGCTACTAAAGCAAGTAATTGAGCTAATAAAGCAGATGGTGCTTGTGGTTGTAATCCTGCTTTTGTAACAACTGTAGGTATTGACATTATTGAGCAACCTGTGTATTGATTTTAGCTCCATTATGAAGCGTAATAGCTACATTGTAAACAGGAACAGGGCTTGTAGTTTTTGAAATAATTAAACTGGCAAAATACCCTGCAAACTGCGCTTGTGTTTGATTTACATAAAAATCAGGAAATACACTTGTAACCACTGACTGCTGGGCATTAATCCCGTAATTAGCCCAAAATGGCGATTCATTAATATTAAGTTTTAAACACTGGCATAATGTAGTCACCATAACGGCGTCATTCAAACCATTGCTATCTGTAGTTATTTCTTGCCAAGTTGTTGAGCCAGCTACTCTTCCCCAAGTTCTCATGTTAATTCAACATTAGATGCAAAATTACTAATTAACATTGCTCCGCAAGTGGCAGTAGCACCTAATATAGCTACAGGAACTCCACCTACCGTTGCTTTTGTTGCACATCCTGAAATAATAGGTGTTGTATAATGATAAGGAATTGGACAAACATGCAAGTCACCTAATAATGCAACAGCACCTCCACTTGTTAAAAAAGTTAAACCTGATGCAGTAATCATTGATCCTCCATGATCTGATATTGTTCCAAGTATTGCTGTATTATCCATTATGTCACCTTTAAAGTGCCTGATACATTCACATCATGTGCGTTCAAAGTTCCAGAAATGCTAACATCACTATTAAGATTAATTTTTGATGAAGCGTTTAAATTTATTGTTGGAGCAGTTATTGTTATTGAATTAGTAGCATCGATACTTATTGTTTTATCAGAATGTAAAGTTATAGAAGTGCCAGCCGTTAATGCTATTGTTGTTTTTGCATGTCCTGTTATATTTTCAGGTGTTAATGTAATAGTAGATTTTGAAGCACTATCTCTTAATACTACACCATTTGGTGCATAAACAGTAACTGCATGTATATCTACTTGACTCCAATCAACATTACCAAACGGAATAAATACTAATGCTGATAAATTTCCTTGTAACACAAGTGATGAAGCATTATCTCCCTGTCCACTCATGGCTGATAAACTAGCTGATGCGGTAGTTACAAAACCTTTATCTCCTGCCTTAATAGGATAACGTATATATTCTGCGCCAGCTAAAGGAACTGTTACTTTTGGCAATGTATAAATAGTATTGGTTTTTAATTCAAATTTAACAGTAATCATTGCGCCTTGAACTGACACAACAGAACAAGGTAATGATTTACCGTTCATTGCATTAGCGGCATCTATTTTGCCATCAGCAAATATATTTAATGAATTATTGAGCGGTGTTTTATAGGTATTATCACTCATAATATTGAATCAACAATAGGTAATGATGGAAATAATGGAGTAGTAACAGCCGAGCTTATAGGCAATAATGTAGGTAAAGGTGTAAATATATTTTCTTGGCTAGTCAAGGAAGCATTTAAAACAGTTATCCATGCGTGAGCATCAGAACTTCTAAAGTTACCTGTATGGCGCACCATTATTACCCGTAAATTTTGACCTTGAAACACACTAGACTGCATAATACCACCTGTTATGGTTGCATTGATAGAGCCGGGTATTGTTATAATTGGTGTTTTTGGCAATGTAATATAACTATTTAAAGCTATGTCTGCTCGCATAGGACAGGTTATTTGTATAGTTTGAGCATCAATCCATGTAGGTTGACCCATAAGATCGGTAAAATCAAGGTTTACCGTTGGCTTTCCTGTGTTACTTGTATTGTCCCATATGCTAATAGTATTTAAAATTTTACTTATAGTTATTCCATTATAAGAATTTCCTAAAATATCATAGCTAATTGCATTAACAAATTGAGCTAATTGATTTAATGTTGCACAGTAATGCGTGACGGTGCTACTTAATACTAATTTAGAACTAATATTAATCTCAAGCGCAACACCTTCATAAGCTCTACTCAATGTTTGTGTTAATGCTTGCGTTAAAGATTGACCTTTTTGCCATTCAATAACAATATTAGATGGATTAAATTTAGTACCTGTATCAGACTCGATAATCATATCAAGTGTCATAGCTGTGCCAATCCAATTGGCAAATGAGCGAACAACACGACCACCAGCTATTAATCCAGCTTGTTGTGGTTTTGCTAATGGCAATCCTTTTTGAAACCCTGCCCATATTAAAACACTATTGCCAGTTAATTGTGCCGCTTGAGATATATCTTCAATTGGAATGCCCCAAACTCTTACATAAGAAGCATTTGTAGCAACATCATAACCAACAACTTGCAAATCAAATTCTACATTTAAAGCAGACATAAGCGGATTGCCCAGTCTATCTTGGCTGTTATAACTTTTGTATTGAACGCCTTGAGAATTAAAAAGCTGAATACTGTAGTATCTCAACTTGTTACCTCAAAATTTCCAGAGGTATTTCGATAAACTAATTTGCTTGTAAAATAACCAGCCGTCATTGATATATCTTGCGTATCTGGCGATCCAATTAAAGGTAAGCAAACTATTAATGTGCCATACAGATCACTAATATTTATATAATAACGTTGACCATACACATTCCAATTAACAAGTACTGTGTAAGTTTGACCATCTAAGATAGGTTGAAAACTATAATTGGAAAGTGCATTTGGATTAAAGGTAAAGTAATTGATCGTCATTAAATTATTGCCCCAAGTAATCCCGACCATGTTGGATTGCCAATAATCGGTAATCCACCTTCTAAAGATTGCATAAAAGCACTAAAAGCTCCTGCATCTTCAAGTGTTATTAATGGCTGTACAAAATCAAAACGCCATGCTGTTTGCACTTGATTAGATTCACCACCTGTTGCATCAGCCATTGTATGTAATATACAACCAGTATAAATATAAGATGGTGTAGCAATAGTATATGTGCCACCACTTTGATGGTGATAATCTAATGTTTTCTTTAACGCAGATATTGTTGCTAATTTAGTAGCATAACCACCTGTTTTTTGAGCAGGGCATATCATCAACATGGATATATTATTAGGTTGTTTAATAATCGCATTAGCCGCAATAATTTGATTGGCAAACGGATAGCTTCCTATTTCATTTCTAATCAATGTAGAGCCATTTAGAGGCATCCAGTGGGCAAAATATTGGTCAATATTAGTTGCCGCATCTAATCCATTACCTTGCAATAATCCTGCAACTAAACCTGTTGCTTCAGTTAATGCTACTATTGGCAACATACCGCCCGGTATTAATTTTGCAATACCATTTGTTAAAATGACAGGTGAAATTTCATAACCAAGTCTAAATGCTGTGCGTAATGCTGTACTCATTTATTGTCCTCTGACTTGTGATGCAATTGTTGCACCTGTCGCATTATAATTAGCTGGTATTTGCGATGTTACATTAAGATTGATAGTTGTAGGCTGTTGGATGACATTATTTTTCCAATTTAATGGGGGCAACATATTTGTAGGGGCATTTGACGTAGAATTACTTGCAAGATCGGTAATTCCTTTGAGAATACTACTTATAAATGCAGATGATATATCTACCATTCCTTCTGTAAGGATACTAGCTCTATTAGATGATCCACTATCTTTATTAAATTCATTATTAAATTCATTTACTTTATCTCTACCCATGTACGCCATGCCTTCAGAACCTTCAACGCTTGGAGTTCCAGTTTTTGACAAACCTTCATGATGATAATAGTATAATTGTGCTGACGATAGATCGCCCCATTTTTTCAGTGCATCTGAGGCTTTTTTAGCAGTAGCAATGATTGAAGAATCAACATCAGTAGGATCGGTTAATCCATAAGTTTCTTGCGTAGCTTTTGTAAATTGACCTAATCCTTCAGCAGTGGATTTTGGATTTTTTGCAGTTGGTATCCACCGTGATTCAAGAGTAATAACATCATTTAAATAACCAGAAGGAAGCCCATACTGCTTTTCAAGCTGGGCAAGCATTGGTGCTTTTTCTTTAGCTAATGCTTTTCCTTCAGGAGATACAACTAAATCTTTTCCACCATTTTTTATTGATTCAGTTGATTCTTTCTTTTCAGTAGTCCAGCCAAAAAAGTCAGCAACACTTCTTATGCCATTTTCAAAATCTTTAAGAGATTGAAGTAATTGTCCCGTAGCAATGTAATCCGCAACACCTTTAATTCCATCACCCAATGCAATGATAGACTCTTTAAATGTGCCAGTGTTCATTGCCTCTTTTGCAAATGCTGAAAATTCAGTTATTAAAGTAGTAATTTGAGGAGCAAGATCAGTCGTCAATCTTTTTAAATCTTGGGTAAATTTATCAATTTCTACTGTAAATGCAGTATTTAATTTAGCATAAGCTTCTTGTTGTTTGTCAGTAAGATTTAATGATTCAGCATTTTTATTTGCTAATTCTAGTAATGTATTGATAAATTCATTTGAATTATTTTTTAATGATTTAATAGCATCCATACTAAATAAATCAGTAAGTTTATTTGCTTCCATAAATTGCTTTAAAGCAATGTCACTTCCACCTACTTTAGTTAATTCCGATTTTAGCTTGGGAATCATAGCAAGCATCATTTCAGTAGGTGTTTTGCCTAAGCGTTCTTCCTGAGATAAAAGACTTAATGACACACTTTTGCTAATATCAGTAGCTGCATCAGCAAAATTAGCTAAAGTTGTATTGACATCCATTAACGGTGCTAACGTATCTTGCAGAGCCTTCATTTGCCCTACATTAACGCCTAACTCTTTTGATCTTCTAAATTCATCCTGCGTTTCTCTAGCACCACGCAAATAACCAAATCCAGCACCAGCAACAACACCTGTGCCAATACCTAGACTCCATTTTGCTAATGATGCGCTGAATGATCCAACAGAAGATGTGAAGTTTTTTAAACCTTCTAAATTATCTTTACGAGATCGGGCTTCTTGTTTGCGATAAGAATTAACTTCTGCCCATTCCATTTTATCTTTTTTATGCTGTTTTTCTTTTTCAGCATTAAATTTAGTGTCGGAAGCAGAAGATGAAGCACCTGTAGGCGCATTGATGCCAATGGTTAGTTTATGAGCAGTCGCCAACCATTCTTTGAATTTGGTATCATCAATATCAATCTCAACTATGCTTTTTAATGCCATTAATAAAACCTATTTCCTTTTAATTTATTAACTTTAGCAGGTATTACTTGTAAATTATTGTGCGTATGTAATCCGCATACTAATGGATGTACTAATGGCACAATATGATCCACATGCCAATTAATTCCTGTTAGTTTATTCCTTAATTTAGCTAATGAATATGCTTCTTTTATAAAAAAATCATTAGACCATATTACTGTAGCATTTAATTTATAAGAACGCCTTTTAGCACATTGAGCAGAGGTTTTATCAGGATTATTTTTTTTCCATAATGCTTCTTTTATTGCATTACTTTCTTTATTTATTTCTCTATAATTCTTTTGTGTTATTGCTATTTTATCTTTGTTTTTATATTTATATTTTTTATGATTTATTGTGCATTTATCTTTATTAGATATTTGCCATAACTTTTGAGATATTTTTAACTTATCAGGATTATTAAATTGCCAAATTTTAGTAAGTAAATTTACTTTTTCTTTATTGCTTTCTCTATATATTTTTGATTCTAAATTATTACATTTACGGCAATAAGTTTGCAATCCATCTTTATTTTTGAGTGCTTTATTAAAAAAAGATAAGTCTGACTCTATATTACATTTTGAACATATTTTCAGACTCATTTTAAAACCTACTTGATTTTAATTGATTAACAATATGGCGATGCCTAAAATCTTGTGCAGAACTATAGTGTATATCATATTGCTCAAAAAACTCAGTAAAACCAGATTCACAAATCCAGTCTAAGATGGTACTAACGAGATGATCTCCATCCCTCCAGAATTCTCTACCTCTGTCGATGTCGGCAAGTAATGAGTGTATTCCGTAGAATTTAACAATGTAGTTTGCACACCCCACATTGAGAGCAAGCCTAGAACTCCACTCAGGTTCTCTTTCCTGTGCATTGCCCCACAACATGTAAAATATACAAGTACGTTGTCCACCTCACTTGCATCTTGATTATTTATCAATTTCTGTTGTAAAGCATCATAATAAGGAATAGTTTCCCAGCCTTTATTCGATGGCATTACGATATTTGTTAATCGTCTAATTTCATTAATTAGACCTTTTTCAACACTTTCTAATTCGCCTAAGTCCTTAGCACATTTTTTTAATAAAAGCCCTGCCACTCTAGGCGCGGCTACATGACTAAGACCTTGCGAATATATCTCAGAAAAAGTTTTTGATATAACTAAAAAATACTTTTCAAAAACTTCAAAACTGATAGGTGTAGAGTGAACAAAACACTCCACACCATCAATATCAACAGGGACAACGATATTCATTGCCTTATTGATTTTCATACTTATACAAGATTCCAAAGGTTATTGTTGATGTTGTAAATACCTTTTACAGTAATTGCAACTTCAGCAGTTGTTCCATTGAACGCCATATCAGCAACAGATTCTATTGCACAATTAACTAATGTGTAAGAAGGAAATGCTAAAGTATCAGAAGATACAACAATATTACCCAACAAAGTAGTATTTTCCATCTGTGTTTTCCACAAAGATGCAATACCATTTGTTTTCAAAGTGCTTATAACAACAGTTACCAATTGATATGGTTCTGGTGCAGTAACTGAACCTGTCATTGTATCAATATAAGTTGTCGCTACACCTTGCAAAGCTAAAGATATACCAGCTTTTCCAAGATAAGGAGCGGTAACAGTTAGGTTAGGTATGTTGGTGACAACAACACTTCCCCGTAATCTATTAAGCGTACCTTGTGCTATTAGAGGATTACTTGCCATGATTTATATGTCCTATGGTGCAAGGTTAGAGATTACAAGATTAAATGTAATCGTCAAGAACCCTTGTTGGGTACTGATAGTTACTGATAATCCGTTATATATACCATTAGCATAATCAGTTGGATTGGCAGTTGTATAATCAACATAAGAAGTAGCATTAACAACTGGTGTTCCACCTAGCATACCAAAAGATACGCCATTATTAACAATACTTTGTAATGATGCTTGTAATCTGTTAATACCGTTTTGATTATAATACAATGGATTTACAGAACTATTAGAGCCATTAATAATAGCCGCCGCTAATCCCATTTTACCGTTGATATATACCCAATCTACAGAATAATTGTGTTGAATAGATGAGCCATCACCCATTACACCTTTTTTCAGTATAACATTTGATAATCCACCTTCAGCACCTGATGCCATGTAATTAACTTTAGCAGTTTCCATTGTTGGAATAGAAGTGCTATTGACACCCCATGCTGTTAAGCCATACATGTAAGAATAAGCCGCTTGTGTAACTAAATTAGTTGCACTTGGAGCATAACCTATCATTAAATGAAATGGTGCGGCTGAGGCTACTTCCGTTAAAGCCGCTGTTGGTGAAGTAGACACCATAACAACTGATTTAACTCCATTATAAGTTGCCCATGAAGTAGCAGTAACTGGTAAGAAGAAATAAACCGCTGTTGATACGCTTGTATACTGATTTACAAAAGCAAGTGTAGTCGCTTCAGCGTCCCATAATACAGGTAACAAATAAGCATAAACTATACCAGCATTAGCTGTAATCCATGCTTGCAACGCTGTTACTCCAGCTGCCGCTGTTCCAGAACCTAATTCCAATACATATACACTACCAGCAGTACCTTGTGCAAAGAATGTAGCCACTGAATTAGTCAATAAACCAGCATTATAATTAGTTACTGTACCCTGTACTGTAGAAACGCCAGGGTTTACAGCCAACGCATAAGTAAATACTGTAGAACTTGTAACAGTTATATCATAAGTACCGTTATAACCAATTGGAGTTACCCCAGCAATAGTAGCTGAAATAGGATTGGCACTAATTGGATAACCATGACCGCCCGTTACCGTAGCCGTAACAACACCCGTAGTCCAAGTCATTGAAGTAATAACTTTAGGTGCGGCTAATATTGCTGTTAATGATGATGCGCTAGTTAACAACGTATAAGTACCTGATGAAGTTGTAGTTCCACCTTGCGATACTATCGCTCCTGTTGCTTGTAAGGTACTAGGGGCAGATGCCGCCTGTACGCTTACATTTACATTTACTATATTACTCATTATCTAATCCTTAGACGTAAGAGATAGAAAGAACTTGACCAGTACCAGGTGTTACAACTAAGCCAAGAGCAATTGGAAAATCAAGCTCATAAATACCAACAGTGTTTGGAATGTTGAATATTAAATTAGCCGCCGCAACACCACCAGTAGTAGCAACATCGCTTATTTTACCAGCAGTTGAACCAGCAGTTAATACAACAACTTTAGCAACTCTACCTACGCCAACTTTAACTAAAGCCAATGCAGTTACGTTTAAAGAAGAACTAAGGCTTCCAGCAGCTAATAAAGATTTACCGTTAGCATCTAATACAAGTGGTGCTAATGCGTTAGATTGGTTTTTTGATACATAATATGGAGATTGTGGCATTGCCTTGTCCTTGTGTTGATTATTAAATAAAAGTATAGGTTGGAATTGATGATAATATCAATTGACGAGCTATATCTTGAGCAACAGATTGATAATAGCTTATTTCAAACTCAATTGATTTTTTCATACCTCTAACATTTAATTCAGATTGAGTTCTTACTTCATCCCTAATAATTGGCATATTCATAATACCAAATTTATCATTCAGACTATTTGATAAAATATAGTCTTGAAAATCCAAAGCCACATTGTTTCGCAATCCATATATAACTATCTTAACAGTTTCTTGAATCAACTGCGAATGATTTGAAGTGCTGTCAAGATAAGGAAATGCTTGCAATGCTTTTTGTGAATTACTAAGAATATTGATAACCGCATACGGTGGTGTTAGGTTGGTTGGGACAAGATAAGCCGGATATATGGGCATTAATAAATCCTGCGCCAACCAAATTGGTAAGCTGTTAGAAACAACCTGTGATGTATTAGCTAATTGCGCTACATCATTGATAATTTGTGACCGCATAGCTGGAAATACAGCGTCACCATAATAGTGATACAGTCCAGACTGTTTATAATACATCGTACGAGCGGTGAAGCTAAATTCTAAATTTTCAAAACAACCCAAATACATGGATGTTGCTTCTACATGATTGAATGGTGCAACTTCTTGAATAGTAGTAAATATAACCTTTTGTACGGCTATAGTTTCATCTTCATTCTGAGATTGATTAGAATTGTAATGTAACGAGCCTTCAACTTGTATAGTTATAGGGCTTGGTGGTACATCTGCCAATAAATCAGCACGAACCCAAAACACAAAGCCATCAAGCGGTAAAATTAACTGCTTGTACAAGTTGAAAGTTATTAATTGGTTTTCTGATAAAGTATTTAAACCAGATGCCAATGACGCACTCATTTGTGAGCCTTGCGTTCCTGCTTGCTCTAATATGCTCATGCTTTTGTCCAAGCTCTAAAATTTACTTCATATAATCCAGAATCAATAAAACTTGGACGTACCGGACCTTTTTTTCTTTTAAAACGTAAACTTTTCCCCATTAATGATGCTTTAGTAGGAACACCATCTATTTGTCCATCCATTTCTTTATCAGCAAGGAAACGTCTAAATCTTTCATTAATTGAATCTATAGCTATATCGCTATCTAAACTACGGCTATCTGTGCCACTTGTAATACCTAAATATGTTTCTGCAATATCATTTAGTATTTCTTGTTCATGATTATAGAAAAAATGCTCCATAATACCGTATTTTCTTTCTAATATTCCAGCAACATCTCCTGTAGATATTGATCCTTTATCAGCATAGGGTTCTTCATTAACCCCTAAATGCAATATCATGTAGAACCCCATAGAGTGCCGTAGGATTGCGCTAATCCCATATAGTTACGACCATAAGGAGTTTTAAGCATTTGAAGGTTAGACATAGTCAGATTCTTCATAAACTCTGGGTTTAATAAAGATTGACCTGTGCTTTCATCATGTGAGTCTGTTATTACACCCGGCACAAAATTATTTATTTTAAAACTTGCCCGTAGATCAATAAAGTAACTTTGACCGGGCTGATCCTGAGCAAAATTAATTAAATTATCTGTCGCCAAGTTATATACGCATAATTCGTATATATTTGCGCTTATAGATGCCAATGTAATATTAACTATCTCAATAGAAATAGCATAAGAACTAGCAATAACAGGATTATTATCAGGTAAGTAAACAGTGCTTATCCCAACAACATTGCGTAAATAACTGATATATCCTGCTAGTGATGGCATTTATTTTCTCTTACGTCCACGAGATACTTCAAATCCTTCTGATATAGAAGGGTCTTTGTCTTGGCTAACTTCTTCAATTACTGAAGATCGAGTGTTATTTACAGCACCCGGTGTTAACTGGTCAATATATTGGTCAGCCGCAATAGCCGCTGCTTTTCTTATTTCTTGACCACGTTCATCTAAAACCTTATCGTTTAGATCAAACGCCAATTTAATATAATCTAATTTAACAGGTGCATCTACACTGTAGCATAAACCTACAAAATCACGCTGTCCTTTAATCCTTGATGCTTCAATAAAGCCGTATTGCTCATGTTGTTCAATAATGCTTTTTACTTCTTCAGGTTGCATGTCCCCAAAGATTTGAATTTGTTGACCAGCCGAAATATGCTGATTCATTAATTTGCTAGAGCCAATTACACGGTAGTGAAAATGCTCATTTTGTTTTTTAGTATTAGCAACGTATAACTTCATTTTTTTATGTTTGGGGTTATTTTAATTAGAAGATTGAGGTGGGATTTTATCCCCACCTCGCCCAAAACATCCTTATCTATATATCTTCCTGATTAGATAATACAACATTAAGAGAATCTTGTATTTTCTTTTCTTTTCGCCTAGCGTGAGCTTCTACCATTTTTTGTCTAGTTTCAAAAGATCTTTTTTTACCTGTATGGGCTTCACTTATTTTTCGTTTATGTTCTTCAGATTTAGGAACATTTTTAAATCTTATACTTAATTTATCTTTAAAATCAGAACTTCTTTTTCTTCCAATATTTGATTGAATTACTTTTTTAAAATTTTCTTTTGCTTTTTCACTATTTTTTTGCCCATTGGACATGTTTATTTTTTGTTCTTCAGTAAAAATACGACCTTTCATTTTTACTGAAAGATTAGCACAAAACTCAGGTGATTTTTTAATTCCTCTTAATGGTGCAATTCTTTTTTCAATAGTTTCAGCACTTTGTTTTTTACCTTTTTTCTTTTCAGATTGGCTTTTATTTGCCGCTTCTTTTTTAGGTGAATTTTTTTGTGCAATGCTCATATTTAAACGCATTTGCTCAGTATAAACTCTACCTATACAATTTTTATTACCTTTGCTTTTTTCAGATAATATTAATTTTGTTTCTTCAGAATGATATGCTCCAGTCCATCCTTCACCACCATCAGTGAAATTAACTAATTCAATATTCATTCCTTTAAGTTTATTGATTAACTCAATCTCATAAGCTAATGCGTCAACTTCTTTTTCAAATTCTTTTACTATACGAACAATGATATTTTCTTTGCCATATTTGGCAACCATGTTTTTATGATAAGGTGATCTCCCTGCAAAACGTCTTGCTCTGCGTCCAATTCCTTTTCCTACATAAAAAATACCAAATTCATCCTCAGTATCAGGTTTTGCATGTGTATATACATAATGAATCATGAAACTACCTCCTCAATAAATAAGGAGGTAGTGTATCATATTAATACTATGTTGATAGTATTATCACTGATATGTGGCACTAACAACGGTCACGGCTTCTGGACGCAATACCCAACCAGAAGTGATACGCAGTTCAGAAATAATGTTTGTACCGCCTTGTGGCAATGGTGACACGATTTCTTTCGGAGCTGCCATATCTGACAACATCAACATAGTTGCATCTAAGCCTGGGGCTAGTTTTGCAAATTCGTTGGTGTTTGGAGTACCAACTGGTTTTTTGATGGTAGGAGCAGAGATAATGATAGCATCAGTACCGCCAGCACCTTGACCAATCAAAGTATCATCCAACAACCACTCAACATCATCACCATGTAGGCTTGCTACTTTTTCTACCATTTCAGCGATAGTTGCAGTACCAGCACCTTCACGCTGGAATTGAGTTAACTGAACGATGCCAGTATAAGTCAATGCAACTTGAATACGTTGTGGAGTAGTAATTGTGATTTTACCTGGCATACCAACTTGCATCATGCGAGTTTTTAATGCTCCAATTTGACCTAGCAAGAACTGACCTAATTGACCATTATCATAAGTTACGATAGTAGTATTGCCATTAGAATCAGCAGGAAGGTTAACAGCAGTAGCACCAGTTGCATTTAAAATACCTTCGCCATTTGCAGGGCTAAAACCGTACAATAAAGCGTTACGCATTTGTTGAAAAATACCTTGACGCATACCTAATCTTTGAGCTTCTGGAAGTGAAATACCCCAGTTGCCAGCCGCAGCCAAATCATGGTGATCGTAATCAGCTTGCGTACGGATAAGATAAGTTGGTGTATTGATTTGTTGCGCTGTTATAGCAACACCAGGCAATACATTATAAGCATTAGTACCAGCGGCAACTTTAGTTCTTACATCAACTTTCTTGATGTAAACTTGAAGATCGCCTTCAGATAAACGTACCATTGGTGCGCCATCTGGCAACATACCGAAAGCACCTGATGCTTGTTGATATTGAAGAAGTAACTCAGGTAGTACCAGCGATGGGTTGACCTGAATCCAACTTGGAGTAATATTTCCAGCCATTGTTAAATTCCTTTAGATTTGAATTAGGGCTACAGAGCCAGAATTGTTCCAAGTAGTGTTACCACCACTGTACGAAACTGTTTTGCTGTTACCAATGTTTAAACCAATGATTTTACATGGTAAAGCACCGATACCAGCACTGTATGCAATCAATTTTTGGTTAGTAAAGTCCCAGCTAACTTGTACGTTAGTTGCACCAGTTAAAAGAGTAGCCGCTAGTGCCGCTTCAATAGCTACTGGAATTTTAGCCAACGAACCAAAACGATAGAAATTTGCAGTTTGACCGACTTGACCAGTTGGTACTGGTGATTGCGGAGTATTTATCCAAGCATGTGCTTGATTGAATACTGAGAAGCCAGCAACAGCCGCATTAGTTAATGCTCTACCTACAGTGCTTCCTAATACATAATTAGCATCTGATGGTAAGTTTTCATAAAGTGCAACAGCACCCCACATTGGCAATGTTTCAGAACTAGCAATAACGCCACCAGCTAATTGAAAGCGAACGGCTGGTTCGTCAATTGCTTCACCCTGAACATAACCAGTTGAAGAAATACTAAATCCACCAAGAGCATTGGTGGTTTGCATTGGGTTAATACTTAATGACATATCTATTATCCTTTAGTGTTGATGCCGACAAGTTTAGAACCGGGCAATTTAAATTGTCCCATCCAAGCATTAGAGTCGCCAGAGAAAGTAGTGATTTCTGTACCGCCACGCATACGAGTAGTGCTTTCACGCAGTACGCCTTCACCATAAGAAGCTGGCATATTAGCGGCAGACATAGCGTCAGCATAAATAGCACGTTCAGCTATACCGAGTGAGTTTCCTAATACAGACAAGTCCATATCTTTCCAATCAGCACTGTATTTTTTAAACATGTCAGCTACTCTTCTGCGATATGACAAAGGTTTTTCACCCATCATAGGAGCAGGAGCTTTGTCGCCAAATGCGTGAGCAACTGAATCAGCTTTAGCTTGTGCCGCAGACAATTCATTTAAATCAGCATCAGACAAGATAGCTGGCATACGAGCTTCAATAGCCGCAATCTTAGCTTTCATTGCCGCATTTTCTTTCATCATAGAATCAGCTACCACTTTAGCCTCCATTTCCTTTTTGTTTGCACTTTCATCATCATCATCATCACCATCGTCATCAAAACGAGTTTTTGCATCGTCATCGCACATATCATCAGCTTGTGCTTTGTTACGAGCTATATCTTCTTCCATGTCAGCAACTGGAATAATAGGTTCACCACCTAATTCTGGATCGCCAAGTAATGAAACTCCTTCCTCGTGACCTTCAGCTGCTTTTGCTTCGGCTTGTTTCAGAGTAGCAACATCAGCGGCTAGTCCTTGCACGAGTTTAAATAAATCACCCAAACTGGGTTCAGGTGAAGCCGGTACTGCTTCTGCGATGTCGCTCATTGAATCAATCCTTACTGGTTGTTGTGTGGAAACGCCTAACGGTTCGCCACTTTTATCCCAAACGCCCTGCAAACAAATTGCAAGATGGTCAAGTAAAGCTGGTTCACCTTCAATTAACAATGGATAAGCATCATCCTCTGCAATATTATTGCGTTGCATTTCACTTATCACACTATCATTGTCTTTTAATGTTGTCAATACAGCTTTCGCTAGTATCACGCCTGGTGAGGTTGAAAGCTGTTTACTTTCCATCTCATTTATGGCGTTTTCATCATAAATTCTTGCAATACCCCAAACCTCTTGGTCAATAATATACGCTTGCATAATTGAACCAATTACACGTTTAGAAAATTCTTCAGGGTCTAATACTTGTTTTTCTGGATGGAACCAAATTACAGGCAACCCTGCACATCGGTCTAAGAAATCTTGGTTGAGGTAGTTATCTGGATTACGGTAAACGTATTCAGGTTTTTGAATAACTTCATCTGATTCGTTTAATTTTTCATCACGAAAAGCAACGCCAGTACCTGTAATGCGTAAAGCATAAAGGGACATATTCCCATAGACTTGTGGCGATTCCATGTCGCCATTGATTATAGCTTTTGCTATATCTAGTTCATTCATATCAACTCCAATCCTTTCTTCGTCAACATTTCTTTAGGTAACTTTCTTAAGCTATAAATATATTCGTAAGAACACCGACAATAGACCTCTTCTGCTGGCATTGTTATTTGGTCAGTATATCCTGCAACACCAACTTTCATCAAGCCATCTTCCATAGCCCAATTTCCCCGTATTACATATATTTTATCATCACGTTCTTTATGATCGACACGATAATTATAATTTGCTTGTCTGAAACGTGAGTGCCATATAGCCGCAATTGCTCCACCACCTTCAGCTACAACTGCATTAATATTAGCAGTTAATTTATGACCTTGATCTATCATCACCCTTCTTTCTTCAAAAGGCAATGATGCTAATGGTTTTGCAATGTTTGCTTTAACTTCTCTTTTGGCGACAACATCAGAGCCACCATTAGGAATAGATGAACCCCAACCTTGAAAGCGTTGCATAGTACGCTCTATCATTTGTTCACGATTTAACGTAATCAAATTAGCTGATGTTGCAATTCGTCTGGTTAATTCGCCACGCAGTTCTGGTTTAACTTTATCAATGGTAAATTTAGATACGCCTTTATGCTTGGTAATAGCAGTAGGGCTTGTTACTAGGCGTTTAAATATATCACCCATAGCGTCATCAAGTTTTTGCTTAATAACATGATCTGGTTGCATTTCTTGAATGAGTGCATTGCGTAGAGCCTTCATCCACCTATCAATGCGAGATTGGCTATCAAAGCCATTAATGGCAATGTCTATAACTGCTTTGGTCAATACTTCTTTAAACTTCATTGCTACCAAAAGGTTGCGCTTGTTCAGTTTGTTCTTGTCCAAATTCTTGACCAAATGGCATTACTGGCTGTGGGTCATACGCCATTAATAACTCCATATCAAGATTCAACTTATTAGGAAATGTCATTTTTAGTTCATTGACATTCTCAGCCGCCCATTCAAGCAATATAGCTTTGTTTTGTGGGTCAAGATGATCTACTAATTTATCAACTATACCCTGTATACCATCTAACTTTACTTTTTCAGAATTTAATATAGTTTCTTTACGTTCATCTATTAAATCAGGAAATTCTGCTATAAAACTATTCGCCCAACGATAAAACGCAGTCATATAGTCTATAGCACCATATTCCGCCGGCATTTGTTGTTGTAGCGTTGCATAAAAGTCTGGAGTCCATGCTTTGCGTTGCACAATCTTAGTCATGAATTCAAATACCTCTTCCATGTCCATACGCACACGATCTATAAACTGTGCAATTGCTTTGGCATCTTCTGTGCCTTCACCAAAACCTTCAGCAAAACTATCTTGCGTCAATAACTGCGCTGGCGTTTCTGCGGCTGTGGCAATATTGGTTATAATGTTTTTACGGGTAATTGATACCGCACCTTCAATATTTGTAAGGTTTATTGATTCAACAGATTCTTCCAATCCCATACTAAAAACATTACCCGTTCTAGCATCTCTCAATACTTGGCGTTTAATGTTGGCGGCTTTGCTCATTATGTTGTCAACGATAGAACCAGCTTGTTTCATCTTGGCTACTAACAAACCAGCTTTATCCTGAACCAGATCATCGGTAATCATTGATCTGATAAATGATTTTAGAGGAAACAAGGCACGTTGATATTTACTTCTACCTACAAAACCAAAAGCAGAGCTGGTAAATTGAATGTATATAGGGTCTTCATTCATCACCACTAAACAGCGTGACGGATGATAAGCTTCACCAGCTACCGAAACAGATATAGGCGTTTGAAATGTTTTTGATGCAGGGTTTTGATCTAGCACTAATGAACCAGCGGTATTCATTGGGTCAAAAGTATGGAATATTATTTCTAGTTCATGCAAGCGATCTGGTGGAATAATATCTGAACGCTTATAAGGCAAATCAGTATCAGGATTAATTCCGGTAACATCATAGGTTAATGTAGCAACACCATAGATGGCGGCAAGTCTAGCAACGTTTTCAATATACTTATCGCACTTCATCAACTTCCATTGACGTTCAAATGATTCTGTAACTAAATCTTCTGGACTATCTGGAACGGATATTTCACGGGCTTTTGATAACGCCAATGATATTGGTGCATCAATTAACTTTTTACCCATCGGATGATAGGTATATATTGTTTTACACAATTGATAGCTTGGTTCACTACCCGGCTGGATAAAATCCGCCATAAGTAATTGCTGTAATGGGCTATCTAATGCAGTGCCGCCTATTTCAAGAGTTGACATTATTCCTTATCCTGCCTTTATGACGTTGTTAACGTAATATATCATATTATTTTAAAATCCGGCATCATTACCCAAAGCTATAGCTATTCCATAGGTAAAAACGTCTAAAAGATCATCCGCCCGTTTATAAGCGTCTTTATCACCAGGTCTAAATGATAGCACTTGAGATAATAAATGATTGCGTGATACGCCTTTAAAAGTAACTTGTCGGTTATAAGCTTGCTCTGTTAACTTTACCATTCCACGATATACATAACCGGATACCGATAACGCCCTTTCGTCTTTTCCCACGCTTGTTAGCTTTGAATCAATAGCAGTAGCGTCCCAGCCACGCCTAAGAGCTTGTTGTAGTAAAATCATACCTGATGCTTTATCTTCAATAAATACACCGGCTGAACCCATACGGGCTTTATATTGTACTGATAGGGCTTCAAGGTTTTCGTACACAGTTGGTAACCACGTTTCAAGCAATGCACCATCTATTTGGATAATGTCATAATCTAATATTAATAAAGGCGTTCCATAATGCTTATTAATAGCACAATAAATTACAGCCGTTCCATCATGTTGACTACCAGATTTTACTGCCGAATCTATGACTGCGAATACTGTATAAGTTGGAACGCCATCATATACATAATTATTGCCATCAACTAGCAGGTTTTCAAGATTAAAAAAACATTCGCCCGACCAGTCTACGAACTCTGCCAGGTATTCTTGCCTGTACACTGCTGGGTGATTTTCAGCTTCGAGTTTTAATAACTCGCTAGCCGGCAAATAAGGGTTAGTTGCGCTTGGTGCATGAAATTCTGTGAAGCCTAGACTTTTATCAGTGCAAATTCTATAAAACCAATTAGCTTCATTAATGCCGTCAGGCGTTGAAAATACCCATGCGCTGCCCGTCATATCTAATAAAGTTGGTTTTATGGCACGTTCCCAAATATCAGACATTGTATTGTCTTTTGCGAATGCCGCCTCATCAATAAAAACATGATTATATTTTCTAGACCTGCCTGCACGTTCGTTTTCTAACGACCAAAAATCTATTCTGCCGCCTGTTTCGGTTCGTATAACGCCCTCAGTCTTACTGGCGTTCTTAACTATAGGCGCCAGCATATCGAGTAATTCATTATAAACCTCACGCAATATTCTATAATCAGGCGCAAAAATGCCGATGTTCAAACCCTTAGCACTATAGTTTCCAGCTAGTATTTTGAGCAAATCGGTTTTTCCCCAGCGCCTACCACAGCGTAAGACTGTAAACCTTGAGCGGTTATTGTAGGCGGCAAGTTGCCCAGCGTGGAACGTGGGTAAGTAAAGTTCTTTTGGCATTAGGAAGTTATCCTATCAATAGAATGATAGTCTGTATGGTGCGGTTTTGTTGGATTGTTAAGTTTTAAAATAAAAATATACCGTCATTTATACCGTCAAAAATGCAATGTAACCTAGTCTGGCAAACCACCAATAATGGTTAAAACATTATCTTGGCTATCATCGTGCAATAATTCTTTTCTAGTTTTTTCCAGTGAATTGATACGACCTAAAAATAAATCAATAGTTTTAGGTAGATCTTTTAAACTATCAGGATCTAGGGTTTGAGCTTTTAATGCCCTGGCTAATTGTATCCTGGCTATTGATAGCTCGCTATCCAGTTTACCTAACAAGCTAACCGATGTTTGCTCGAGTTGCTTGTCTTCTTCACTTAAAAATTTACTGTACACTGCGCCCGCCTTTATTCCATAAGTGTTATTTTTTGCCGCTCCAATAGACTTACCGCCGTGCATTCTGCACTTTGTTTTTTCTTTTACGGCGTAGCTATTACATTGTATTCCAGATCGTTTACTTTTAGCAGTGCATCGCATGAGGTAGCTTTTTTATTATCGCCTCTCCAGCGCCCGTGAGTGCTGGATTTTGGCTATTAATTTAAAGGTTTAAAGTTATTTAGAATATAGCATCAATAAATATTAAATACAAAATAGTTTAATTATCATTAGTTAAACTATATATTAAAAATATATTAAATATCGCTTGTAATGTCATTTTATACATGAAATAATGAACCATATTTTAAAATCAACCAACCAAACGAGACTATAAAATGAACGACCTACTTAATACAAGCTATAAAATATATATCCTATCCGGACTTGCAAGTATCGCTTTTATTGGCGGTATCCGGATCATTTGCATCATTCTTTCAACTTTAAACTAAAGAGAACTATCATGTTACATATTACAAACCACTCGCCTAATCATAAATTGGCCGGCTTTCAGTCTCTTAATACATCAACTTTGAGTAATGAATTTTGTATTAAGATGATGAAGAAACAAGAATTAAAAACCGATATCAGTATCATTTGCCAAGAATGCTACGCTGCTTCAATGCAAAAAAGGTATAAAAACCTGGACATTGCAATATCAAAAAATGGTCTTTTATTATCAGAAGCGCCGTTACCCATTAGATATATACCGGTTATCAACGCTATTGCTTTTCGCTTTCATTCCCTGGGTGAATTAATCAATCTGCAACATCTAGAGAATTATGCAGCTATTGCAAGTTATAACCCTTTAACCTTTTTCACTTTATGGACAAAACGAAAAGATATAGTGAACGCCTACTTTAAAGCCGGTAACGTAAAGCCGGACAATTTAAGCTTTATTTATTCCAGTTCAGTAATTGGCAAAATTGAAAAATTACCTATGTACTTTGACAAAGTCTTTACAGCGCACAATAAAAACACCGAAGAAAATATCAATTGTCATTCAAAATGTATAGATTGCATGGTTTGTTATTCAAAAAACGATACTATTTACATAAACGAGATAAAAAAATGAAAACAATAACTGCTAAAAAATTAATAGGTAAAATGTTAGATAATGTCCAAGTAAACATAAAAGGACATAAATATCATGGAATAAACGAAAAAACATTATTTGCACTTTACGAAGTTTTATCTAGTTATGGTTATAAAAAACTTTATACACGATCTTTGGATAATGGTTTTATCGAAGTTAAAGCGGATGATTTTATTTTATCAACTAAAGTTAAGGTTTATTAATATGACATACAAACAACTACCAGGCCGCCCAACTATACCGGATGAATTAAAAAACAAAGGTATCATGGTAAGTTTACCGATTATCCTTGTTGATAGGTTAAAACTGGAAAGAAATAAAAGTAGATTAATTCAAGACTTATTAATAAAACATTTTAAGTTATAACCTTAAAACACTTCATCCAACAAGCCGCCTAAAAAGCGGCTTTTTTTTGTCTAAAATTCTATATAGTCTACACGCCACGAATACCAACGCCTAGAGCGATTTTAAACGATAACATAAAAGCAATGCTAGACTATAGCTATTCAATAAAAACGACTTAAAACTACCTTAAAACGCCTATAAAACTATATAGTTATAACGCGACAATATGCCATATTCCACTCTATCAACAAACCGCCTATAATTATTCTATCTTATTGATTATTATCAATAAACCTTTAAAAACACGTTTTAAAGCTCTTTTACATTTTACCTATGTAATACCATTACTTTAAATTTAGCCGCCTACAATCGATTATAATTGGCTATATAAAACCCTTTATAAATCAATGACTTACAAATCTAAATGAGTCTTATTTACATAAATCCCGACTAATTTAGTAGGTTTTTACCTTAAATCCCCTTAAATCCCCTAAATCCCCTTAAATCCACTATTTTCCAACACCCAACACCCCTAAATCCAACACAAAAAAAACGTAGCCAAGAATTTCACGTCTAAGCCACGTTCTCATCAAACCTATATCTATACCTTACTTTTTAGTAAATCGGCTACCATGCGATGCTTTGCCACCTTCTACCGCTATTTCATGCCGTCTTTCAGGTGTTAATGACGATGCCCTTGCATCTCCACCCTCACCAGCAATAGTTTCTTTACGCTCCGAACTAAGTGCCTTAGCCCTAGCTTCCCCACCAGCCTGTCCTTTAATCATATTCTTCTCCTAATGTTTATGTAAATATACATAGTAGTTTGTAAGCAAGCTCATGTAAGCAAGCTCCCTTACAACTCCACCCATTCAAAAGTAAAATAAAACTCTGCCCCACTAGGCATTGCTTGCCCATTCATGTTAATACATAAAGATTCACCTACACCACGTAACACCATAGGTTGTTGGTTGTTATTACCAAACTCTTCTACCCATTCTTGGACAGGAATGCCATTAGGTGTTTTAGAAGCCAATGACATTCTTCTACCTCTAATCAATTGTCCTGTACCCAATGATGATGGGTTAGCACTATATAACTTAATAGTAGCTGTTGAATCTACATTTAAACTATCATTCTTTGCTATACCATCTGTAGCAAATGTACCACCAGTATTTGCAGTTGTTCTTTTGTAGATATAAAAATCTAAAGTTCCGTTGGCTGTAGCTGTTGGTGTTATCTCAAACTTAGTCACCATAATTGTTTTGGTAGCACTTCCCATCAACAAAATAATATCCGTTGGTGTAGCAGCAGGAGTAACATCAGCCCTAGTCGCTGTATAAGTAGGCGATGTTGGTACTGCTCCAAACACCGTTCTAACAGGTATTGCACCAATATCCAGCGTCTGATTGTTATTGTGTGAACTTATGCTCATTACATTTTTCCTTTAAAAATATTGACTGACCCAATTAACCCATGCCGCTTTTGGCGTTTCACCATAGGCAACTCTATCTAAACTATAACATTTCCAATAATTCCCTACGAATTTAATCTTTGGCTTCATAACTACGCTCATTTGCCTTAAATCTTTCACAAACAATCTTTTTCCTATTCTTGTTACTTGTCTTTAATGCCATTAATAATTACCTATTATCTTTGATGCTGAATCTTCAGATCATACAATGGAAATTCCTTATGGCAATCTATACACTCCTTCTTCCTCCATGAAACATAGATTGCCTTATTTTTATGCTTACATATCTTTACTTGAATAGGCGCATTAAACAAATTAATAGGCTGAAACTTCAACATGTTCCATTTCAAAATAAATCCTTATACAGCTCGAAAAACACCCATGACGCAACGATATACCCAACCCCTAGCCAAACTATTACTTCAATCATGTTTAAGCTCCTCTTCCACTCTCATGTCCAAATAACGCCCCAATGTATCAATAGCCTCTTCTACATCTTGCTCTTTATCCTTTGCACCCCTATTTCCTGCACAAAGTAACTTCTTTACCGCATGTTGAATACATGGGTCTGTCACGTTAAACAACTCCAACACACGATACACATCAACCGCATCTAAATGTCTTACATCTTTGTAGTAATGTTTATATTTAATCATTATCCCACGCCCATGCTAACCTACACCCATCACCGCACCATCTAGGTACAGTAATATTACCTTTAAAAATTATAGGCTCAACATCTAACCCACAAGTTAAACAAGCCCCATCCCCATTAATATTAATCTTAATCGCCTTGTTGTGTATATTCAGTAGCAATTTCTCTAAAATCCCTTCTTCAATTAAATCCGATTTGTCCAAATCATCCATTACTCTTTCCATTCGTTCCACAAAACAATAATAAAAATAATAACACAAACAATATACGGTATTACTCTTAACGCATCACCCATAACAATATCCCAAATAACGCTATAAACATCCCTATCAAAAAAGCAACAGGCATTAAGTACCATTCACACATTTTTCTTTTCATCAATAACCTCAATAACACCTTTTCTACGTTGTTGAAACTTTCCTTCATGCAATGTAACTTTCCCATCCACCTTTATTGCAACAGCACTTATTCCAAATTGCTTTTGTACCATCCTTAACAACTCATTAATCTCATCCATCCTGAATACCATACCAATGACATACCTACCACCCCCCTTCTTAAGAAAGGGGGTAGGGTAGGTATATTCCAGATCATTCCACCATATACCCTGCTATACCCTAGGTATTTTAGTGGTAGGTATATACTATACAAGCCACCAATAATTGCCATTATTTCCTATAAGCTTTTGTTTTAATAGGGAGTTTTTACAACGACCAAAGTCTTTTGATACGTTTTCAGCCCCCTTAAATACCTCTTTAATAAAGGGATACCACTCATCATAATGGACAGTGGTATGGTATCCACCATTATCATCCATAACGCAGTCTTTTTTACCATTAATCTCTAATGTTTCGATTAGAGAATCAATTGTTTTTTGTTGATTTTCTGTTAATTCTTTTTCTTTTTTAGTCACGCCTTCATATTCTAAATAAACAGAAGTAATTTGTTTATCTTCATCAGCGTCATAAAACATTTCACCATCAAGATCAACTTCTTTAATAGTAAAGTTCATGTCACTACCAGCTCCAAAATCTTTAGACTTGGTGCAAGCGAATTTAACAACATCTTTACCATCTTTGGTTACACAAAACTCTGCGTCCATAGCCGCTTTTATAGATGATGAACCCCTAGAACGACCCTTGTCGCCATGACCACTATGATGAACAGTAATAATAGCGGCATTAAGCTTACGAGCAAGTAGCTCAATAGACTTAAAATACATAGCCATATCTTCACTAGAGTTTTCATCACCAACCATGTTCCTGTGCAAAGTATCAATAATAATAATATCGGGAGCAAAATCCATGTCCTCTACAAGCTTACAGATGTTTTCGGCTTCACGGGCATCAAGTAAATTAATGGAACGTCTGCTAAAACGTATTCTATCGCCATTGATGGTGCTACCGTTATATTTCTTCATCAATGCTTTGAATCTAAAAGTAGCACCACGCAATCCTTCACCCATGATAACTAGAGTATTTAATTGTGCTTTTATCTTATGACCATGCCAATCTTTACCAATAGCACCGCAAAAAGCCCAATCCATAGCGAATAAAGATTTTCCTGCACCTGACTCCCCAAAAAGAAGATTCATTGAGCCACGCTCCAGCAATCCCTTAATTAACCATTGTGGCGTAGTAACATTAGCCATCATCTCTGTTAATGATACAAATAAACCTTCATGTTTTATTTTGCCAAAAACAATGTCACGAACAGCATCAATGCCATGTTGCTTCATAACATCATTAAAATCGCCATGAATGTCAGGATAGACAACATCAACACCGCATAGATTTGCTTTATCAATACCGATGCCGCTAACATCATTATCAGCGCAAATAACAATACGCTTCTTATCGTATTGTATTTTTAACATGTCAGTAACAGCTTTAAGATTTCCTGCGTTAAATGCTATACACACAGCTAAATTAGTAGCTTGATATAAACTATCCGCAGTTGCAAAACCCTCCGCTACTAACAATGTTTCACTGGCGATAGGATCACCTATCCAACAATGACCGCCCTGCATTTTACCGCCAGCATGAAATCTTTTAGCCCCATCACTGAATATAGATTGCAATGACTGTATATTGCCAAGTTCATCATAAACAGGTATTAGGAGCTTACCGCCAAACACTTTTGCCATGTTTGGATTGATTCCTTTATCCGTTAAGTAATCATGTTCCTTAACAACAACTGCCGCATCAAATAATGATTTTGCTTCTCTAGCGGCAACTGCATAATCTTCATCACGTTGCAGTGTTGCTTTGCGTTTAGCTTCTTCAAATTGCTGACGCATTGCCTCCTGCTCAGTAATACTTGGCGCATAATCTCTATGCGCTTGCCATTGGTGTTGCTCTCCACTGCGCCAACATCCAAATACTGCACCTTTCCCATCGTCAAAAACTAATACCCATCCAGACCTATCAGATTGCTTGTTGTTAGTCGAAAACCTAGTAACTTTACCAATACCAATATGGTGTGGAGGCGTATAGCCTACCGCTTTTATTGCGTCATTAAGTTCATTTAGCATTGAAATAGTCACTTAAAATTTTGACTAAATCATAAGGTACACGTTTCAATTTTTGGTTAGCAAACTTCCATAAAATATTGTAATTAACATCAATAGCAATACTAACTGCTGATAAATTCATGGGCTTTAATTTATTGATTATTTCATCTGGTGTGAGCATAGTTTTTCCTTTTTAAAAAATATTTTTGTTTAGGTGTTGCAATTTTAATTTATATCGGTAAGATAAGCAACTCGAAAAGAAAGAAATTTTAACCTCAATGTAGGAGTAGTAAAAAATGAGTGTATTAAGCTCAATAGCAAAACCAACTGATCGTTCGATCATTTGCACAATAACAGGTGATGCAGGATTAGGCAAAACCAGCCTTGCAAGTACTTTTCCTAAGCCAATATTTATTCGTGCTGAAGATGGGTTACAAGCCGTTCCTGAAGCTATTCGTCCTGATGCTTTTCCAATCTTATCTACGGTTGATAATTTGTGGGAGCAACTAACTTCTTTAATTAAGGAAGAACATGATTATAAAACCTTGGTTATTGATAGTATCACTCAGCTTGATAATTTGTTCACAAATTATATTGTTGATACTGATCCTAAAAAGCCCAGAACAATTGCCCAAGCACTTGGCGGTTATGGTGCTGGCTTTCAAGCAATATCTTCATTACATGGCAGAGTTCGTAAAGCGGCTGGCATCTTAAATGAAGTAAAAGGAATGAATATTGTGTTTATTGCTCATTCTGAAACAGAAACAATAGAGCTACCTGACCAAGACCCCTACACAAGATATAACATTCGTATGCAGAAGAAAAGCGTTTCGCATTACACGGACAATGTTGACCTGGTGGGTTATCTTAAACTTGAAACCCATACTATGGGGGATGGCGAACGCAAAAAAGCAATAAGCGATGGAACTAGAATACTGGTAACATACGCCTCCGCATCAAATGTTAGTAAAAATAGATACGGCATAAATAATGATCTAGTTGTAGTGGCTGGTCAAAATCCTTTAATTAATTTAATTCCTAGCATCGGAGCATAAAAATGAGTAACTTTTGGGTAACATCTGATAACAAAAACATTGTAGCAACGGGTGAATTTACTTCTGGTGGTGGCAAAATTGAGAACATTCCTGACGATACAACGTGCCTAGCTTTAATTGATGAAGCTGGCATTGCTGAGTATGAAGGTACTGAATATGTTAATTTGCGTTGGACAATAGCTGAGCCTATTGCATACAAAGGTCGCAAAATATTTCAAAAAATACGGATTTATGATGCTGATCTTAAAAAAGCGGATAAAGCTAAAGAAATGTTATTAAACATTGATGCCAACTGTGGTGGAAAACTTGCTGAAAGTGAAGAAGCACCAAATGATAAATCAATGGCGAAAGCCCTTCTTAACAAACTGATGTTGGTTAAAGTATTAGTGTGGGAACTTAATGGTAAGTCTGGCAATTGGATAGCGTCTGTAGCTCCAAGAAAAGGTACTTCATTACCAGAACCAATTTCTACAAAAGAACCAACTGTTGAAGATGTAGATAACATCCCCTGGTAAACAACTTTAACGCACAAGGATGTGCGATTTTAATTATTAATGAGATAAATAAAATGAAAGCAACAACTTTAAATAGATTAACACAAAAACAAGTCTGGGAAATTTCAAAAAACATTGAAGCAGATATTGAGTTATATACAAACACTGAATATAGCTTTATAGCAGAAGAAATGAACAAAATATTTGATTATGAAATTACTATTCATAACATAAAGCACATAAAAGAAGTTACTGGTTTAAAGATTGGCAGACCACGCAATATTCCAGTTTCAACAGCGCAAGAAGATATTAAATATATTGCAAATCTTCTTCTTAATACTCAAAAATGGATAGGTGATGAAGTATTGCTTTCTATTATTAATAAGAAATAAGGAATAACAATGGAACAACGCACAGAAGAATGGTTTGCCGCCAGGAAGAACCGTGTAACAGGATCAAGTGTTGGTGCAATATTAGGTATGTCACCATTTATGAAGCGCAAAGATGTAATGCGTAACATGGTAAGAGAATATCACGGTTATCCTAGTGAATTTACGGGCAATATAGCTACCAACTATGGTACGCATAACGAACCTATTGCATTAGCTGATTATGAGTTGAAATACAATACAAAAATAGAGTTGACTGGCTTCCATACTTTTGAAGATTGGCTTGGAGCATCACCAGATGGATTAATAGGTGATGATGGTTTAATTGAGATCAAATGCCCTTATAGTTTGCGTGATAAAACACCAGTAGAATTTAAATCTATAGACTACCAAACGCATTACTGGTTACAAATACAAATACAATTATTTGTGACTGGCAGGGAATGGTGTCATTTTTATCAATGGTCAGCTCATGGAGAGATGCACGAAACAGTGTGGTTTAATCCTTTAGCTATTGATAAATACTTACCGGAACTACGAGAATTTTATGAAGAATATCTTATAGAGCGTGAACAACCAAACTGTATGAAGTATCTGGAAGAGAAACGTCAGCAACTTCAATGTGAATCAATGCTGGAATTGTATCTTGCGGCTACTGAAGAAATTAAGAAGCTGGAAGCAACACGCAAAGATATACTGGCTGAGATAGTTACATTGGCTGGTGAAAAGGATAGTGAGATTGCTGGTCATAAATTAACTAAAGTAATTAGAGCTGGTTCTATATCTTATGCCAAAGCTGTTAAAGATTTAATGCCTGATGCTGACCTTTCTGAATACACTGGTGAACCAAGTAGTTATTGGAGGCTGTCTTAATGAATCCAAATATATTGATAATTGAATCTTGTGAACGTAAAAAAGAAAACATACATAAAACATGTATTGTTCATGTACGAAATAGTTTAATTATTAAAGATTATTTACAATGCGACATGTTAGCGCACATGTCAGAAATACCTGAATATCTTGATAAGAAATATGATGCCATAATTTGCATGTATGCATCACCCTACATGAAATACAATGCTTATTTAGAAATTCTTAATAATAACCCTCAGGCAAAAATGTTTTGGTTGGTCAATGACCATGATGTTGAAGATAACATTCTTTTGCGCAAATGGAGTCATGGAAATCAAAAAACTTATGACATGATTTGCAATAATCCAAGAGAAGGTTACAGAGGATGGATATTAAGAAAGAAATCTGATGGTAAGTTGCTTAATGATTGGATAACAAATTGGAATACTTTAAATTTAAATACATTAATTTTTGATAAATCTAAATATTTTGATGCTGATATAAATAAAGAAGGTGTTATTTATTATGGAACATTTAGAAAGCATCGTATAAAAGATATGCTTGAATACAATGGTCTTGATTATGATTTAAGTTCATCAACTAAAAACCATGAAAAATTTAAAACTGCTGGAATACAAGCGCACTTTATAGATCGTTTAGATTGGGAATATCAGTTTGTTGCTCAAGACATATTTACAAAGAATCTAAATGATTATAAATACTCTTTGTATTTTGAAGATGTACATACACATGATAATTATGCTTTTATGGCTAATCGTTTTTATGAATGTGTTATGGCAAATGTGCTTATGCTTTATGATTTTAGATGTTTAAAAACTCTTCAAGAATGTGGTTATAGTTTTAATGTTACACAAATTGTTTATAACAATATTGATACTCAAGATTTAATTAAATATTTAGATTCAAATCCTAATGTTTATAAAACTTTATTAAAAATACAGCAAAGCAATATAGAAAAAATAATAAAAGAAAGAAATGAAGTTTTATTAGCTATTTCAAATATTATTAAAGGTTAAAATGAGCTTACGCCCCTACCAACAACAAGCGCATGATGCTGCTATAAACTGGATAAAGAATACAACTGACTCTTGCGTATTAGAACTGCCAACAGGGAGTGGCAAATCTTTAATTGTGGCTGAAATTGCCAACACGTTGCATAAAATTAGCAAAGGCAAGCATATATTATGTCTTGTCCCCTCAAAAGAGCTGTTAGAACAAAACGCAGAAAAGTATAGAGATACTGGCAATCAATGTAGCTTGTTTAGTGCCAGCGTTGGCGAAACTTGTATAAAACATCCAGTCGTTTTTGGAACACCAGTTAGCGTTAAAAATAAGATTCATCGGTTTGGCTCTAAATTTTGTGCTGTAGTTTTAGATGAAGCGCATCGCATTACGCCAACAGTTAAAAGTATTATTGTTGCTTTGCTAGAGCATAATCCAAATTTAAGAATAATAGCACTTTCTGCTACTCCATACAGGATGGGGAGTGGTTATATTTATAGGATGGATGAAAACGGCAATGCTTATAGTGATGACAAAGCAAAAGACCCTTATTTTAGTGCAAAGGTTTTTACTGTGTATGCCCGTGACCTTATTAAACAAGGTTACTTAACATCACCTACTATTGGAGGAATAAATACAGGTCATTACGAAACATTGGAGTTGCAAACAAATCGCATGGGTAATTTTGCCTCTGTTGACATTGATAGAGCATTTCATGGACAAGGAAGGCTCACCAGTTCGATTGTAGGCGACATTGTGTCACAAGCAGTAAATAGACAAGGAGTAATGATTTTTGCGGCTACAGTGCAACATGCTGGCGAAATTATGGAATCATTGCCACCATCTTTATCAGCTATTGTCACTGGTAAAACACCAAAAGATAAACGTGCTGAAATATTGCGATTATTTAAGAACAGACAGCTTAAATATTTGGTTAATGTTTCGGTGTTAACTACCGGGTTTGATTGTGTACACGTTGATTTAGTAGCTATTTTAAGAGCTACCGAGTCAGTTAGCTTACTCCAACAGATAATAGGTCGTGGATTAAGAATTGATAATAATAAAACAGATTGCTTGGTATTGGATTACGCTGAAAACATAGAGCGTCATTGCCCAGATGGCGATATATTCAATCCTGATATTAAAGCTGGAATGACAGGAAATGGTACTTGCTCAATTAAAGCAGAATGCCCTGAATGTGAAACAATAAATGAATTTGCTGGAAAATTAAATGAAGAAGGATTTGAAATTGATGATAATGGATACTTTATTGATCTTGAAGGTAACAGGGTAGAAACAGAATATGGCGATATGCCAGCACATTGGGGTAGACGATGTTTTGGATTGGTAAAAAATAAAACTATACATAAGCTGGTTAGATGCACATATAGATGGACTTTTCGTTCTTGTCCGCATTGTGAAGCAGAAAATGATATAGCGGCTCGATATTGTTGTGATTGTAAGGGAGAGCTGATAGACCCTAATGAAAAATTAGTAGCAGATTTTCAAGCCCGTAAAAAAGACCCTCATAATATGCAAACTGATAAAGTAGTTGATATGAAAGTGCGACCAACTATTAGTAAAGCTGGTAATGAATGTTTAAAAGTAGATTTTATAACTGAATACCGTTCTTTTCCAATCTGGTTTACCAAAAAAATAACAGCTCCATATAATGAGTTTATGGCGCAAACTATTGGTGGCAACATAAAACCAAACACTATCACCTACAAAAAGAAAGGTGAGTTTTTTACAATTTATGGATATAACAAGGTAGCTGATGAAATTCCATCCTGATATACCAGTTTATGGCGATATAACATTTCGAGGTGATTGCCCTTCTGAATCATTGGAGGCAGTTACATTTTTCGCCAAGTTAAGGCGTGAACATCCGAATACCTATGGATTAATTGCAACTCATATCAGAAATGAAGGTTTGCGAACTTTTCATCAAGCCGCTAAACAAAAGAGCGAGGGAATGACCAAAGGCGCACCAGATATTATTATTCCGGCAAGCGTTGCGTTTATCTGTGAATTAAAACGTCAAGACCACACCAAGTCAAAATGGCAGGATGGACAACAAGAATACCTCTTGGAAGCCCAGAAACAAGGGGCTTTCGTCTGTGTTGCTCTTGGTTATGCTGGAGCTTATCAAGCATTTAATTGCTGGATTGAAAAAAAATCTTTGCATTATGATAAATAAATAATTAAGATAACCCCACCTTAACAACAACGAGAGAAACTAAATGAACAATAAACAAATAGCAGTAATGATAGTAACCGCCCTTACATGTGGTTTTATAATTGGAACTACCTATGCTAAGGACAGCCATTCTGTCCAAATTCACAAGACTGGCAGTGGCATGTTTATCATCGACAAGGGCATTAAAGGTGATGAGCGAATTTATCAGGTACTGGAGTTACCAACCAACGTGCCTAGCTTTGTAAACAAAGGGGAATTTTAATGAAAGGTCAAGAAACGCATGATTGCATGGCAGAAGAAGATTATTATTTTGATGATGATGAGATTGGAGTTCAATTGCAAGTAGATACATTCATTGATGAAATGCTTACTGACCATGAAATTGGTGGTACTATGATCGCACAATCATTTGTTGATTATTGCCAAGCACTAATAAATGGTGAAGTAATTGAAACTGATGGTGCTGAGTTCTTTCAGTTAATTGAAAATGCAGTATCTTCCCCAAGATTTGAAGATCGTCATTTACCTATTAACCAGCTAATCCAATCCGCTATGGGTTGGCAAGCATTGAAAATAGTTACCTCCCTAAGGTAATCCGCTCGCCCTGCTCCGGTAGGGCATTTTTTTGAGGCTATAAAATGAAAGATCAAAAAAACAAACTGCCCCACCGTTTTACTCGTTATCAAGAAATACAAATCTGGTGCATCATAGCAATCGCCATATTAATTGCTGTTACAAATGTAGCATTTGCTAAAACAACACCAACGACCAAACATTGCCTTCAACTTGGTAGGCAATATCGTCATGCAGTACGCACAAATAATATTAGTAGACACCACCTAGCAGAACGTCTGTGGGTTGAGTGTGGGAAATAAACAAATTTAAGGCAGTGTAACCGCACTCTTTGTATAAAAAGGCATGGACGCAGTTAGGCTACGCTGGAGGCTTGAAAATTTATCAATGCCACTGATTATGTTCTGCCAGGTGTTTTCTCGGCATAATCAGAGGGTAAAGGCTGGCGGTTTTTGATAGCGGCTCAATTGATAATCCAGCACATTATTAACTTTTTAGAGATTTATTATGTTAACAGAAGAGGAACGTATTGAAAAAAGGCGTTTGCATAACAGACGCTACCGTGAAGAAAATAGAGCATCAATTAATGCTCGAATTAGAGCTAAAAAACTTAGACAAAGGGCTACTGAAATGCCATTAATAAATGAACAATTAAACATTACTAAAAAAGAAATCGCCAAGTTAATTGGTGTTAAGATGCTGACACTTGAAAAGATTTTAAAAGATAAAAAGTTTAATTCGCCAAAACATACAGGTGTGCATTTTGATGGAACGGTTTTATTTAATAGAAAAGAAGTTATGGAGTGGATGCCGTACATTCGTGAAGCATCTATTTTTATAAAGAAAGGCAAACTTATTGTGTTATCCGGTATGTCTGCCCAGATCGTACACTTTATGCGTAAAAACAAAAAAATAGAGAAATATTGCGATGAACTAAGACGCAAAGAAATGGATGGAAGGATTAACAATGGATAGAGATATTGATTTTTCGCTTATGTTGCAAGTTTTACATGCAAGAGGGTTTAGTCTGGCAGACATAGCTAAAAAAACTAATAACTCGCCACATGAATTATCAAAAGTTAAACAAGAAACATTAAGTCCACCAGCCGCTTGGAATGAAGGTATAGCATTACTTGACTATTGGTTAAAAGCAACTGGTGAAAAACCCCCTAAAATTGGAGATCATTATGAAGAAATCTGAAATAAAAATGCACACTCGATCTATCCTTGATAAGTTAGAAATTTATCATGTTTGTCCTTCTACCACTGGTTATAAAAAATCAGCCATTCCTGACATCATAGCGTGTGTATCAGGCACGTTTTTAGCTTTTAACTGTGTTGGTACAGGAAAAGAAATTACGCCCACCAAAACGATTGAATTTAACACTATTGTGGAATCAAATGGTATTGCTTTTGTTGTTGATAGCCAGAACATTCTTATTTTAGAAAATACTTTAACTGTAATTAAACAAATGAAAGAGGGTCTTATACATGAAGATGAAACATCCACTTCCAAATGATACTGCAAGATGTTTGGGCAGTAACTGCGAAAAAAAACAAGATTGTTCACGGTATTTATCTATTGAAGTAGATACTAAGGATTATTTCTGGCACATGGACGCTAAACGTGAATTAAAAGAGCAAGATTGCACGTTGTTTATAGATTTTAGAAATGGTAATTATTATGAGTGTTGAAAGAGAGTTATTAAAAAATATTTTAGCTACGGGGTGGTTAAACAATACTATTTATTGCCGTGAAGTAGAAAAACTTCTTGCCCAACCCGAACCTTTTAAACCAGACTGGGATAATTACAAGCAAGGTGTAGCAGATTCAAAACGTGAGCCTTTGAGTGATGAAGCGATAGCAGACTTATGGTGGAATAACTATGTAGGCACAGCAGACTCGGTTCGTAACTTCGCAAGAGCTATTGAAAAAGCACACGGCATTGGAGTAGACAATGAGTAAAGAGAGAGAGTTACTAAGAAAAATACTCAGGGACACTCAATACATTAATTATGAGTGTAACGATAAGATACGAAATGAAATCGTAGAGTTCCTTGCTAAACCTAAACGAGAGCCTAAATTCACTTTCGATTTAGAACGGATGACGTTGGCGCTAGATTCACCGATATCAGATGTTACTGTGGGAGATTTGATGAAGCAGGTTAAGCAAGCAATGTTGGAGGTGGGGAATGAGTAAAGAAATAGCTTTATTGAGAAGAGTAAAGGTGTTGTTGGAATGTTCCAATATGGAACCACTGCAAGATCAAGCTGATTTAATTATTAAAGAAATACAAGAGCTTCTAGCTCAACCTGAGCAGAGGCTCACCCCATTAACATCAAAACTTATAAGTCTAGGTAATAACTGCCATGAGTCTTTTATAAAGGGTGTTAGATTTGCTGAGAAAATGCACGGTATACGACATTGGAGAGAATGATGAGTAGAGAAAGAGAGTTGTTGGAACATTGCAGAATGTATCTATCCTCGTTGGGAATGTTTTATGAACATGGAAAATTAATTAATAATATTGATGAACTACTCGCCCAGCCTGAGCAAGAGCCTGAGCCTCTTTTAGCAGAAACAAAGATTGAATGGTATGGGAAAGGGTTTAGACAAGGGGTCAATGAGTTTGCACCACCCAAACCCTTAACAGAAGATGTTATATATGCTCTTGATAAAGAAGGGGTTGTTGAAAATATGGACGATCATCAAGTCAGATACGTCATTAGATGGATAAGAAGAGTAGAAAAAGCACATGGCATTGGAGGTGGTAATGAGTAAAGAAAGAGAGTTACTGAAGAAGGTATTAGCAACAGG